CATCTGACTTAGGTGCAATAGCTGACCTACGTTTTTCTTCTGTGCCTCCTAACATGGGAGCAAATTTAAGATATGTAGATGATCCTAGTACTAAAAGTGGACGAAGACTTGTTAGCACCGCTCCAAACATAGAGTATCCGCAAAATTTTCAACAAAGATACGGTCCAGATGTAGATATAAATTTCGATCCTGAAGTAAACATGGGAGCTACAGGAACTGTTCCAAGAGGCGGTGTATACGTTCCTCGTGGTGACGGTATTATGGGTTTAGATTTAGAACAACAAGCTATAGATCCGTTTGCAGAAGGTACATTAAAACAACCCACAGGAATTAAAGATATTTTTGAAAAAATACGTAGTTTTACACCTGTAGGTATGTTGCAAAATTTATTTAATACTAGTGGACCAAACTATCAACTACACAGTCCAGGCACACGTATTAGAAATGGTATAGTAAGTATTGATGGTGTTAATACACCTTACAATGCATTTGGTGGAGACTTCTTTGATCCTGCTACTGGTTTAAATAGATTTGATAGAGCAGCTCTTAGAGGTGATATATTTGGTTCAAGTAGAACTTTAAAAGAATATTTAGATAAAAAAAGACAAATAAGTGATGCACGAAAAATAGCTAACACACCTGGTGATAACAACCCCGATGGAAGTGGTGGATACACTGGAGGATTTGATTCTTCAACCAATAACTACAATGATCCTTATAGTCCAGGAGATACAGAATAATGCCTAAAAAAGATCTAGCACTAGATAGAATAGAATCACACGAAAAACTTTGTCGTATTATGCAAAAACAAACTCATCAAAAAATTTCAGGAATAGAAAACGATATTAAAGAAATTAAAAATCATATGCGTTATGCAATGACTGCTTTAGTAGCAGGTATGTTTACTATTATAATAATACTATTCGAAAAACTGTAGTTATTTTGGGAGGTTGGGCACTCAGCTGCCGGGATTGATTATAGTGGGGACTATAATCGCTATATCCATTCTTTAAAACCTTCGTCCATAATTGTATTAGCAATATTAACTTTATTACGAAGAGCTTTAACTATTCTTTCATCGATAGTATCTTGACTCATTATATCAATGTAAGTCATTTTTTTAGTTTGACCTATACGATCAATACGTGCTTCTGATTGTTGACGCTTCTCTAAGTCATAACCATTAGAGAAATAAATCATATTACTTCCAGCAGTTAATGTAATACCGTAACCACCTGTATGAGTTGTTCCTACAAAGAATCTACACTTATCATCTGTTTGAAATTTTTTAATATTTTTTGATCTTGAATCAGTATCAGTTGCACCATAGTAATCTACAACAGAATCATCACCATATACTTTTTTTATTTCTTTAATTATTCTTCTTACATCGTGTGTATAGTGAGACCAAATAATAGTTTTACCTTCTACATTTTCAAGTATACTCATTAATTCACCTAGCCTGCTACAAGGTAAATCTTTTATGGTACCATCATCTGCAGTAAAATGTCCACAAGTAATTTGATGTAATCTCATTAATTGTGTCATGACTGTTGCTGAAGATTGCATCTTGCCATCCAAAAAAGCTATTGCTTCTTTTTTCATTTGTTGATAAACTTTTTGTTGCTCTTTTGTAAGTTCAACATAATGCTTGACATAACTTTTTTCAGGAAGGTCTAAACAATCTTCTTTTAATATTCTTTTAGAAAAACTTTTTATCTTTTCTGATAACTCACCAAGATTTCTATAGCCAACAACAATTTCTACTTGACGACCATTGACCTGTATCTTTTTACAAATAGAATACCTTGCTTTAAATGTATAATAAGACTGTTGGTCCAACAACCAAGGATCTAAAAATTGACACTGTGAATATAAATCTAATGGTGATTTAGTTACAGGAGAACCTGTTAATATTCTTCTATACTTACAATGTTTACTTAAACTTAAAATATTTTTTGTTCTGTTTGATGTAGGTGTTTTAATCGTGGTTGCTTCATCAATAGCAACCATAGATTTTGGATGAGATGCTAAAAATTTATATGCAAAATCAGATCCATTACCCGAACTAAATGACTCTACATTCATTATTAAAATGTTTAAATGTGCACCTGGTTTAAATAAACTATTTAAAAGTAATTGTTGTTTCTTTGATTTATCTGATGTTTTCCAAAGAACAATATTTGTATCTACATGATCTGGTAAGTGTGTAGGTATTTCAGAGTCGTACCAGTTTTTATAAACACCTTTCGGTGCTATTAAAAGTAATGCATTTATCTCACCTTTATCATATAAAATAGCTGCATTATCTAATAATACTTTTGATTTACCTGTACCCATTTCCATAAAGTATGCAAATACTTCTTTATTCCATGACGCTTCTAATGCATCTAATTGATGCCCATAAGGCTTAGTTTTAAATTTATAGTTCATAATTTGCTTTTTCTTTCTAAAAGTGTATATACTTTATAAAAGTATAAAAGTCAATGAGCAAAGTTTATTTAGTACAAGACATACCTGTCGACAGAGAAAGTGGTCAACCAAAATATAATGTTATGGGTGCACAAAAATATGGCGATATTACGGTTATGCTTCCTGCAAAAGCTCAAATGATTTTTTCTCCTGGTCCATTAATATTTCAAATAAGAGACAAGTTAAAAAATTTTACAACTGACGATTATTTATTATTGTCAGGTGATCCTGCAATTATTGGCGTGACATGTTCAATAGTTTCTGATATGACTAACGGCAAATATAAGTTGTTAAAATGGGACAGACAGGAAAAAACATACTACCCTATAGAAATAAATATTTTTCAAAACTAGTTGACAATATAAAACTATCCTATATATACCTTTTACGAAAGGTAAAACTATGAATATAAATTTAAGACAGGATGCACCTGATCAAACTGATAAAGTTGATGTCAATGAATTATCAGAGGCAATTGAACAATTTAAATCTGTTGGTGCACAGATATTAGCAGCAGAAATAAAATTAAAAGAACTTAAAGACCAAGAAAAATATATTGGTGAACATGTTATTCCAGACATAATGGAAAAACAAAATTTAAAAACTTTAAAACTAAAAGATGGTTCTGAACTATCAATAGGTAAAAAGTTTTATGCTTCCTTTAAAGCAGAAAAAAAAGAGGAAGGTATACAATGGCTTCGAGACAATGGTTTGGGTGATATTGTTGATAATAACATCACAGTAACATTTGGCCAAGGCGAAGATAACAAGGCTGTCGAATACGCTAGCCTTGCGAGGGAGAGTGGCTATGAACCAACTCAACAAGAGAAGGTTCACCACTCTCGACTCTCTGCAGTGATGCGTGAATGGAAAGAAAAAGGTAATGAAGTTCCCGTTGATCTGTTTAATACACTAGAGGGAAACCGAACTAGTGTAACAAATAAAAAATAAACTAATAAAATACTAAACTAATAAAGGAGTAAATAGTATGGACAAACAAGTCGTAAAAAAGGATAGTGCAGGTGCACTAGCAACTCTAAACCTAAGAGCCGATTCTGGTAAAGGTGCAGAGGAAATAAAATCAGATGACGTATCAACACCGATTCTGAAAATATTACACCAACTATCACCAGAGTGTAATTCAAGAAGCCCTAAACATGTAGAAGGTGCTGAACCTGGAATGTTATATTCTGGTAGTTTTGGTAAACCTATGGATGGGGATAATGGTATTGAAGTTATTGTAGCACATACACAAACTAGATATCCAGAATGGCAAGAGATGGGTGATAGTCCATCAGCACCTGTTGGAACACATCTAACCCCACCTTCTAATGCAAAAGAAGAAATGCGTGGTATAAAATATAGATTAATAAATGGTAACTATATTGAAAAAACTATGTATTTTTACATTATTGTAATGATAGATGGTGCGCCAAGAAAAGCGGTTATCACTATGAGATCATCTAATCTTACACCGGCAAGAAAACTAAATGATCTTATTTCTAATTTAAGAATGACAGATGATAAAGGTTCTTTTCAACCGGCAGCATACTCTGCAGTTTTTAAATTACAAACTGTTGAAAAAAATGCAGGGGATAAAACTTGGCACGTATATAAGCCATCAATATCTAGGATGTTAAATGTATCCGATGAAAAAGATGCAGCTATATATGTAATGGCTCAAGAGTTTCAAAAACAAGTATCAGCGGGTTCTAGTAAACCTAAGTATGAAAAAGTTGGAGAAGCAAAATCTGAAGAGATTATATAGTTTCCCTTTGGGAAGTAGACACGGCCAGTGAACAGAGGCGATGGAGGGAGACTGAAGTCGCCTCAACAAAATTAACAGGATGACAAATGAAAGAATATATAGAATATTTTAGCGGACTTACTAGAAGTTATGGTGTCTGCAAAGTTGATGACGGTTACATAGATCCGGAAACAGGAAAGAAAAAATGGAAACATGAATGGACTAAAGAACCCGTCACTGATCAAGATTACTTAGATCATTTAAAAGGAATTAAATCAATTGGAATACAACCATGTACCGATGAAGGTATGGCAAGGTTTGGTGCAATTGATGTGGATAAATATCCAATAGATAAAAAATTTTATCTTGATGTCATCCAAGATAAAGACCTACCAATAATACCTATATTATCAAAGAGTGGTGGTTTACATTTATATGTATTCACCACTCGGTTGGTTAGGGCAAAAGAAATAAGAAGTTTTTTAGAAGAGTTGTTAGTTCCATTTAAATTACCACATGCAACAGAAATATTTCCAAAACAAACACAATTGATATCAACAGATGGAACAGTATCAAACGGTAATTTTATAAACTTACCATACAATGGTAATGATAGAAAAGCATTGGATATAGACGGTAGTCTAATGCCATTTGAAAAATTTGTACAGACAGTTGGGTTAAATTTAGTTGATCCAAAAAATTTTAAAAAGATAAAAGAAGATATAATTTATTCAGAACTAAAAGGTGGTGGAGAAGAATTTGTAGATGGACCACCGTGTTTACAAAAATTAACTAAAGAAGTTATGGTATTTACAGACGGTAGAGATAGGTTTTTATATAATTACATGGTGTTTGCTAAGAAAAAATATCCAGACACTTGGCAAAAAATGATTGTAAAAGCAGGAAGAGATTATTTTAAATTTGATGAAAACTGGACAGATGATCATATTAAATCAAAAATAAAAAATTGGGAAAAGCAAAAGAAAGGTTTTACTTGCACAGATCCATTACTAGAACCAAACTGTATGAAAGCATTATGTGTAAAAAGAAAGTTTGGTGTGTTAGCAGGTGAAAAAACAAACTATCCAACATTAAGTAATCTACAAAAAATAAACATTAAACCTAATCCAGAGTGGAGAGTGACTGTAGAAAACTCTGAAGAGAATGAAACAATACAATTACATTGTAAAAATACATATAAATTAACTCAAGTACATGAATTTAAAACAGTTTTATTTGAACAAGCTTTGATTGTAGCACCATCAATTAAACAAGATCAGTTTGACGAAATATTAAAATCAATAAGTGGTAAAGAAAAAATAGAAATCATAGAACCTGCAGAAGGTACAAGTCCAATTGATATACTTAAAAAATTATTAGAGAAACATATATACGGGGCTCAGGCAACAAACTATATGTCATTTGAAAGTGGTAGACCTTTATTAGAAGGTGAGTTTGCATGGTTTGTATTTGATAAATTCTTTGACAAATTAAAAAACGAAGAATGGAAATACGATGCACAGAAAACATCTTATATGATTTCACATGAACTATTTAACAATGAAGACAAAGATCAAAACAAAAGAGCTTTGTTTGGTAAACAAAAAAGATTCCCAGGCCAGGATGATGAAGGTAATTATTTTAAAGCAATAAGAACTGCAAGAATACCTCTACATATCTTTGAAAAACCAGAAGAAGTAAAAGAAACTATAGAGATAGAGAGTCAAGATAATATAGTATGATTTATAAGTATTATGGTCCTCCAGGTACAGGGAAGACATATAGATTAATTAGTAGAGCTAAGGCTTATGCAAGAAAATACAAGATACCTTTACATCGTATAGGTTATTTTGCTTTTACTAAAAAGGCTGCAGAAGAAGCAAAAGAAAGAATGCCATTTGAAAACAAAAAACTAAAATATTTTAAAACATTACACGCTCTAGCATTTGAATGCATTAAAGTTAACGAGTTAAATATTAGTCAAGAAGATATTATGCAACCATATCACTATGAAGAGTTTGGTAAAAAATTAAATCTACAAGTAAAATTTTATGACAGGTATAATAAAGATCAATCTTTTTATCTAGGTTTTGAAAATCCATATTTTCAAATAATAAATAGAGCAGTAAATAAATGTACAAGTATTAGAGAAGAATTTGATTTAGAAGAACATGATCCAAAAAATGTAGACTGGACTCCATTGAACCACATCTACAATAATTTATTAGAGTATAAATATAAAAAGAAGTTATTAGATTTTAACAACATGATTGAAATTTTAATTAAACAACCAGAAAATATACCTGAGTTTGATGTCGTGTTTATTGATGAAGCTCAAGATTTATCACCATTACAGTGGAAACTATTTGATATTTTAAAAACAAAAACAAAAGATATTTATTTAGCAGGTGATGACGACCAGGCTATATTTGCATGGGCCGGTGCAGATGTAAAAAGATTTATTGCAGAACCTGCAAAAGAAAAAACATTAAAATATTCAAAAAGAATATCTAAATCAGTTCAAGAACAATCAATTATACCTATTAACAATATTGTTGGTGTAAGAAAATTAAAAAAATATTATCCAAGAAACTATCAAGGTAAATGTGAAGAGATATATAACTTAGGTGAAATAGATCTAACAAAAGGTAAATGGTTAATTATAACTAGAACTGTATCTAAACTTTTAAAAATACAAGATATGTTGATAGAGAAAGGTTTATATTTTGAAAGCAATAGAGGTAAAAGTATTAAAGTTAGAATGTATAATGCTATGAATAACTACAATGAGTGGCGTAAAGGTAGAGAATTAACAGAAGAAGAAATAAAAAATTTAAAAGATTTTACAGGAGATGTGAAGTTAAATAAAAACAAAACTTGGTTTGATGCATTTAAATTAGTTAAAGATTTAGATAAAGAGTATCTACTAAACCTTTTAGATAACAAAGAAAATTTAAAAGAACCTGCAAGAATATGGTTATCTACTATACATGCTATTAAAGGTGGGGAACAGGATAATGTTATTATATGTTTAGACATGGGTGATAGAATTATTAAAGCAATAAAACAAAGTCAAGATAAAGCAGATGAAGAACACAGAGTTTGGTACGTAGGAACTACAAGAGCACGTAACAATTTATATAAACTAAAACTAAACAAATCAAGAAAGGGGTATCAGTTATGACAAATAAAGATATATTTAATGATGCATTTCCACAAGATAAGCAGATAGGCGGAAGTCATTACAAAGACTTTCACATTCAACCTTATGAGTTTATCTCAAAGAATGACCTTTCCTTTTTTCAAGGAAACGTTATAAAGTATGTGTGCCGTTATAAAAATAAAAATGGTATACAAGACTTAGAAAAAATAATTCATTATTGTGAACTAGAAATTAAAAAGATGAAAGACATGGCTAAAAAGAAGTGAACTTAATTGCAGTGCATGATTTATTTTTTTATACACTAACGACTATTTATTTTTGGAGTAAATTAATATGATAGTAGCACAGACAGAATGGTTAGTACCTACAGAATATCCTGATTTAAGATCAGCAAATGAAATTGCAATTGACTTAGAAACACGTGATCCAAATCTAAAAGAAACAGGTTCAGGTGCAATCGCCGGTGATGGTGAAGTAGTGGGTATAGCTGTAGCAGTAAATGGATATAAAGGATACTTTCCAATTGCTCATGGTGAAGGACCAAATTTAGATCGTAAAAAAACTTTAGATTGGTTTAGAGATATCTGTGAATCACCTGCTACAAAAATATTTCACAATGCTATGTACGACGTATGTTGGATTAGAAATTTAGGTATAAAAATCAATGGTTTAATAATAGATACCATGATTGCAGCCAGTCTTATAGATGAAAATAGATTTTCATATACACTAAATACTTTATCCTGGAATCATTTAGGTGAAGGTAAAAGTGAAGTAAGATTAATTGAAGCAGCTAAATCAAGAGGATTAGATCCTAAGGCAGATATGTGGAGATTACCTGCAATGGAAGTAGGAGCTTATGCAGAAAAAGATGCGGAGATAACTTTAAAACTTTGGCACAAATTAAAAAAAGTAATTGTTGAAGATAATCTTCAAGATATATTTAATCTTGAAACCGATCTCTTTCCTTGTTTAGTTGATATGCGCCACCTAGGTGTTCGGGTAGATATCGAGAAAGCCAATCAATTGAAAACAGCACTGGCAGTAAAAGAAGAAAACCTATTACAACAAGTAAAAATAGAAACAGGAGTAGATACTCAAATATGGGCTGCAGCAAGTATTGCGAAAGTTTTTGAAAAACTAAACCTACCTTATACCCGAACTGAAAAGACTGACTCTCCTTCATTTACTAAAAATTTTATAACTAATCATGCTAATCCTGTAGTAAACATGATAGCAGAAGCTAGAAAAATAAACAAGGTCAGAACAACATTTATTGATACAATTTTAAAACACGAACACAAAGGCAGAATTCATGCAGATATAAATCAAATTAGATCTGATGATGGAGGAACGGTTACAGGAAGATTTAGTTATTCGAATCCAAACTTACAGCAAATACCAGCCAGGGATCCGGAAACAGGGCCTTTGCTTAGATCTTTATTTATACCTGAAGAAGGTTGTAATTGGGGAACCTTTGATTACTCGCAACAGGAACCAAGACTAGTTGCACACTACGCATTAAAATTTTCTTTACCTTCTGTAAATGCAATTGCAGATTCATATGAAACAGATCCTTCAACAGACTTTCACAGAATTGTAGCTGAGATGGCACATATACCAAGATCACAAGCAAAAACAATTAATCTTGGATTATTTTATGGTATGGGTAAAGCAAAACTTCAAGCAGAACTAGGTGTCGAGAAAGATCATGCTGAAGAATTATTTTCACAATATCACGCTAAAGCACCTTTTGTAAAACAGTTAATGAATAAAGTTATGACTGCAGCACAGAGTAAAGGACAGATTAAAACGTTATTGGGTAGACGTTGTAGGTTTCCAAAATACGAACCTGTACTTAGAGGCGCTGATTGGGGAACGTATGTACCACCAGAAGACCATGAGCGTATGTTAGAATTACAAGAAATGGGTCCACACATAAAAGATTTTGAAGGCAACATTGTAAAAGATAAAAATGGTAAACCAAAAAGAAACTATTGGCATCAAAATTCTACACGTAGAGCTTTTACATACAAAGCATTAAATAAATTAATTCAAGGTAGTGCAGCTGATATGACAAAAAAAGCTATGGTTGATTTATATAAAGAAGGTTTGATAGGCCACATACAAATACATGATGAATTAGATTTTTCTATAGAGTCAGAAGAACAAGCTAAAAAAATAAAAAACATTATGGAAAATGCTGTAGATTTAGAAGTACCTAATAAGGTAGACTATGAATTTGGTCCAAATTGGGGAGAAATAAAATAATATTATGATTGAAAGATATGATAATTTTTTGGAAAATAAAATACAAACTCAACTTTTTGATATGATTATGGCATCTAATTTTAGAATAGGGTGGAATGATAGTAGTGAAGTTCAGCACAGAATGCATCCATGTCTACATAGCCCTTATACTTTTGAAGATGTTAAGAATCTAAAAATATTAGATGTAGTTTTAGATAAATTAAAAGATAAAAATATAACAATAAATAATTATGATAGGTGTGTAATTAATCTAACTAAAAATATGGACGTTAATTTTATACATTGTCATCCCGATAAATTTGTATTTCTACATTATTCTAATATGACATGGAATACTGAATGGGGAGGTGAAACTGTTTTTTACAAAAATAATGGTAAAGATATTTTGGAGTCTAGTCCTTACGTACCTAACAGAGCTATTATATTTGATGGAGAAATAAAACATACTATAAAAGCTCAAAATATTATGGGACCATCTTACAGATTTACTACATCATTGTTTTTTAATAAAGTGTAATATATTAATGTACTATGTCTTATTTAAATGCTAATATACCGCCGATTTATTGTAAAATAAGGAAGGAATATCTTTATGATCTTAAAAAAAATAAAGGACAGTCTAGTGACTGTGTTGTCTTTGGTCTTAGCTCTATTTCAGGTC